CTTCCGATCTCTGCACTCACCACGAGATTTTTTTGATATGGGTTAATTTTTACGAAAAAAACAAGGATGTACGATGACTAAACCGAAGGGAAGGAAGAGCAAATTTACAACACCAGTCCGAGAGAGAATAATCGAGGCTCTCCGGGCTGGTACTACTTATGAGATCGCTGCTCAATATGCAGGGATATCTCGCAGTACTCTCTATGAGTGGATCAAGAAGGGAGAGGGATTCGATAGCGGAGTCTATCGTACTTTTTACGACAATGTAAAAAGAGCAGAAGCAGAAGGAGCGGTGGTACATCTGGGAACGATAGCCCAAGCCTCGAAGAAAGATTGGAAAGCAGCAGCCTGGTTACTCGAGAGAAGGCATGGTTACTCGAAAGATGGAGTAATGAGAGTACAAGAGCAAGCGAAGGAGATGGAACTCCCCTCCAATATGCTCGAGTTACTCAAGATGCAAGCGAAGGAACTTCGGGCTAGTATGGCTAAAGCAGAATCTAGCCAATCTTGGCAAGCATACGCAGCACTCCAGAGACAACTCCTCCAAGTAGTACAGCAGATTAGACAGATCGAAGCGGAGGAAGGTATGGGAGATGAACTCGATGGTTTAACGGATGAGCAGTTATTAAGCGAGATAACTTCTGCTATTGTATCTCTTCCACCAATCCTTAGACAGAGGCTCGAAGGCACGATACACTCTATGCAAGATGTTATCCATATTCCCCAGGTGAAAAAATGACAGTAATACAGATTATTCTAATCTCTGCGATGGGAGGCTCCCTTCTTACTACTGGAGCAGTTATCGCTCTCGAGAACCGCTCTAAGAACTGGGAGAAGTTATCCACAGATCAAGCGGAAGTTATCAACAGTCTAGCAACGCTGCAGAACTCAATCCATAAGGAAGAACTCGATATCCGAAAGAGCCTTACTGCTCCAGATCTTATCGAGGTTCCCTGCTCTGCTGATTTTATATTTAAGAATGGAGAGGGACTCTGTAGAGAGATGTTCTGTAGACTCCAAACAAGAGAAGGAGATGGGGCTTCCCAATCGGAGTGCGAAGAGATCGCTAATCTGAATAACACTATCTCGATTCTCAGCGAGTGTAAGAATATGGAAATAGAGATAGATCAATGCTTAAAAGTACTCGATACTCGAAAGTAGAAGAGTATTGCGAGGTATGCGAGTGTATTCCCTGCGATTGCGATGGAGTCTGGGATGAATTTCGGATTATGGGTACAGTTAGAACTCATGAAGCACGAGAAGAGCCTCTCTTGGCTCGCTGGCAGGATAGGCTCGCATCCTTCTCTCTTGTGCAAATGGAGAGCGGGCTTATCGAACCCAAAAACAGAATACTTCTTTCTAGTTTGCAAGGAGATCTCCCTTCTGAGGAAGGAACCGATAGAGGACACGATAAGAGAGGGAGCGAAAGCGATGGGGATTAAGTTCTAATGAGCATCCGGGATACTACGAAGAATCTAAGGAGATTAAGGAATCGAGCATCTAATAATCCGCTCGCTTATTTTTGTCCTACTCCTCCGCAGGAGGCTTGGCTGCGAGATCCCAGTAAGATTAAATTACTACTCGGAGGGAATCAAGTAGGAAAAACTTACGCTCAGACAGCAGAACTTCTCTATAGATGCCTAGGGAACCATCCTTATCTAGAGACAGATCCTCCTCCTATCCAAGCCTTCCTCATTACTCACTCTCACCAGCAGAGCATAACTATCCAGGAGAAACTCTATGCGATGTGCCCTAAGGATGCTCTCCATCCTTCCTGCGAGTTCGTACCCGGTAGAGGCTTTCGAGGGATCCATCCGGTAGTAAGATTTAATAATGGGAGCATGATACATATTAAGACTGCTAATCAAGGGCTCGGACTTGCTTCTGCTACGGTTGGATACGTTGCAATCGATGAGCCTGTATCTCAAGATGTATGGGGAGAACTTGCTGCTCGTGTTCTTCGAGGAGGAGCGGGAGGTACTACTGGGACTATTGGCATAACTATGACTCCAGTCGGACAGGATGTATCCTACTTGAAGCAGTTAGTAGATGAAGGGAGGGTAACTTGCCATAGGGCTCCCCTCACTGTAGAGAAAACTACTCCGAAGTATTGCAAGCCGATAATATCTCAATCACAGATCGATGCAATCTCCCAGACTTACCTCCCAATAGATAGAGCAGCGAGACTTAACGGAGATTGGGTAGTAGGTATTCCAGAGGGTAGAGTATTCGATCAGTTCTCCGAGGATATGATCTCTAAGGAATCTGCTCCGATGGGTAACTATTCCTTCTGCGTAGGAGTGGATCATGGTTCTCAGCCTAATGCTCAAGTAGCAATCTTAGCAGCGATAGAAATGAGCGATCCCTCTAAACCTTGGGTATATGTTCTCGATGAGTACGTAAGCGGAGGAGCACCTCCAGAAGCACATGCCAGAGCGATATTGGAGATGCTATCTAGAAACTCCATCGAGGCTGCTTCCTGCAGATGGACAGGGGATAATATTCACTATGGAGGCTCTGGAGGTGGAAAAATGAGTAATTCTCTTTTAATGAAGGCCTTCGAGCGTGTTATGGGTTATCCGCAGGGTAATCTCCCCTTCCGAATTCGTACTATCAAGAAGCCTCGTTATAGTGTATATTATGGGAGTGCTATGATTCACTCGATTATGGCAAGAAGGCAATTTTTTATCCATCCTAAATGCGAGCGGTTAATCCTATCGCTGCAGCGGTGGACAATGAAAAAGAACCAGAGCGCAAGATCGAGGGATGAGTGGGGTCATTCAGTCGATGCTCTTCGATACTGCGTAGTCCCAACACTAGAAACTAATAAACTAAATATCCCCGGTAAACTAAGGATCTATTGATATGTATATTAATCTACCTATTAAGCCTCTCGCTCCTACTGCAGATGAGCAGGAAAGATGGAGTCACACAGCACTACGGAAGCGAATGATTATTGGAGCCTGGGAGCAAGATCTAGAGGATGAACTCGCTAGGCATCTTCCAGCAGATAGGAGAGAGGCCTGGGGTCCTGCGGATCTCTCCTCCAATCCATTCGAGCAGATTACTAGACAGTTATCCGTATTGTATCATGAAGTCCCAGCAGTAACTAATCTTAACGGAGATATCTCTGCTTTAACTGCGAGAGAAGGACTGGTTACGCAGGCTGGATTATGGCAACTCATGCAGAGAGCCCAGCAGATGGTAATCGGACTACGAGAGAGCGCAATACGAATAGATGTTAATCCTCATGTACAAGGTGCTCCTACTATTGCACCGGGTATCCAATATAGAATAGTTACTCCAGATCTCCTATATTGCGAAGCCCATCCAGACCAGCCCGATATCCCCGTTTATTATCAAGAGGCTAGGCTCCGAGAGTTCGAGGGGAAGCCTATCTGGGTAGCAGATGTACTCGATATCCGAGATCCACAGATGCCGATCTTCGGAATGTTCGAGATCAATAAGGATGGAGCACTCGGTAAGGATATGAGCATGGAGTTTATGGGGCATCCTACTCACAGAGGAGAGGATTATCCATACCGAGATGGAGAAGGTAATCCCTTCCTCCCCGTAGTTCTATACCATGCTGAAAAAACTGGATTCTTATGGGATGCTTATAACGCTTCTCAGATGGTATACGGTTCTCTTACTTCTGCGGTTCTCTATTCTATGTGGGTACATCTTGTAAGAGATGCCTGCTGGAGTCAAAAATATGTAGCAGGCCTCTCCGTTGCTGGACTCTCTCAGATAGATCAAAATGAGATAGCCCGGAGATCTTCTATTGCTACAGATCCCTCCTCGATTCTAGTATTCACACAGGATCCAGATGCTCAAGGGCAACCCTTAGTAGGCTCCTTCTCTATTCCTACGGATCCTCACGCTCTGTTAGAATCTATCTCTAAATACGAGATGCGAGTAGGATTAGCAGCAGGCCTCTCTCCAAGCGAACTAAGCAGAACGAATGGAGATCCCCGCTCTGGTTATGCTCTCGCAGTATCGAAGAGCGGACAAAGAGAAGCCCAAAAGAAATTCGCTCCTGTATTTCGATTGGGGGATGAGGAACTATTGGCTAAAACTGCTATGCTCGCTAATCGCTTCCTCGGAACATCTCTCCCAGAGGCTGGATATAGAGTATCCTATCATTCAATGCCATTAACACCAGAAGAGATGGGGGAGTAAACAATGCTTTGTATATACGACAATCCAATAACAGGAACGCCGTCTTTTGATGTTAATTACTGCGTTATAGGAACAAATTCAAATGTACTAACAGGAAATGTAAATTTAAATTCTACGCTTCCTGATTTTAAAGTAAGCGATTTCTTTACAGGCGTTTTAAAGCAGTTTAACGCTACTTGTGTAAGCGTAGGAACAGACACTTTTGAAGTCCTTCCT